CGAAGTGAGAGATTATGTTGGTAAATATTATTCAGTAGAGTATGTTAGAAAAAATATACTTAAACAATCTGATAGAGATATTGAAGACATTAACAAACAAATCAAGAAAGAAATTGATGACGGCATTATATCAGCACCGACAACCGGTGATGATAACTTATAGGAGATAAAAAATGAGTGAACATATTAAGAAATTCGTTGACGATTTACAAAACGGAAATAATGCAGATGCAGGAGAAGCTTTTAAAGATGCTTTAAGAGCTAAAGTTGCAGACAGTTTAGACCAAGCAAGAGTTGATATTGCAGGTAAGATTTTTACTACACCTGAAGCACAACCTTTCAGTGACCCTAAACCAGTAGTAACTGACCCAGCACCTGAAACTCAAACTGTTATGGATACAGATGGTCAGGAAATTCAGTTTACTGATAATGGTAATGAACAACCTACACCACAGTCTGAGGTACCGGCAAATGATGAAAGTCAACCAGCTACTTAAACAAAATGTAGTTGATACAACTGTTTTTAATCAATTACCACCTAAACACAAAGAGGTGGTAAATGATTTTTTTGGACAGATAGATTATGATAATATTGATGTTGTAAAAGAAGTTGAGGCAACAGTAGATAAGGTTGCCCTTAAACATAATGTACAAACAAATGTTGTCTATGATTACATGGACAAAGAAATAGGAGAATAAACATGGCATGGGTTACAGTACCAAACTCTGATAATATTTGGCAATATGAAAATACTGCTGTTGCTTCAGATACATATTCAGATTCAGCCGCTGGTGCAAATTCAGTTATTGCAAGTGGTATTAGAACTTATACTAAACCTGGTACAAGTGATACGGTGCAAGTTTATATTCAAACTAGAAAAACAGGCGAAACAAAAGAGCGTGGTGAGTTATCAAAAACTTACTATGATGCACAGTAATGACAATAGTATCTACACAATTAGTTGATGACGGATTTAAAGTAATTAATAAAATTACTGGTGCTCGTAATGAAAACGAGAAACTTATAGAGTTAGATAATTTAAAAGGTTCTACAAACGAATCAGAATTATCAATTGCAAATGCTTATTTTGAAGTTGAAGGCACAGGCACGGTAACATTGCAGTTTGCAAACGATAAAAGTTTAACTATGACAGGTATAGACAACTATGGTCTAAAACCAGTTGAAGAAAAAATAAAAGGAACAGGTGATATTCAAGTAACAACAGACGGCAATGTAGATAAGTTTAGTTTGTTATTAGAGTGTCATAAAGAAAAAGGATTTAGTAATGGCTGATGTAGTAACAACACAAACAATAGCAGATACTTCAGGAGTTAAGTTTGTTTCTAAACTCACAAACTTCTCGGATGGTACTGGCGAAACACAAGTAAAGAAAATTGACGCCTCTGAGGTCACTTTTATGACTGAAAATGGCGATAGAAAAATTGCAAAGATATGGTATTCAATTAACACGGCAAACAACAAATCTGCTGTAGAATTGATATGGGATGGAGCCACAAATGCAACAGCTATGTTATTGAGTGGTAATGGTTATTTTGATTTAAGAACAGCAGGAAACGAAGTCATTAATAATGCAACTACACCGACTGGTGATGTTCTATTATCGACTAAGAACTTTGCTATCGGCGACAATTATACTATTATTATTGAGTTTAGGTAATAAAAACATATAAATAGTTAGTACGAGAGAGAAAAGACATGAAATTAATATCGGAAGAAATTCAAAACGCAGAATACTTGGTTGAAGAAACCAACGGCAAAAAGAACTATAAGATTCGTGGTGTCTTTCTACAATCGGATATCAAGAATAGAAACGGAAGAGTCTATGAGAATAGTATTCTTTCTAACGAAGTAAACAGATATACAAAAGAATTCATTGACAAGAAGAGAGCCTTTGGTGAGTTAGGACATCCTGACGGACCAACTGTAAATTTAGAGAGAGTATCACATATGATTACTGCTCTAAAACCAGAAGGTAAAAACTTCATAGGTGAAGCAAAAATCATGGACACACCATACGGTAAGATTGTAAAAGGTCTTATTGATGAGGGCGCTCAATTAGGAGTATCTTCAAGAGGTATGGGTTCATTGGTTCAAAAGAACGGTAGTAACTATGTAGGTAAAGATTTCTACTTGGCTACAGCCGCTGACATTGTAGCAGACCCCTCTGCTCCAGATGCTTTCGTAGAAGGTATTATGGAGAGTAAAGAGTGGATTTGGGACAATGGAGTAATAAAAGCAAAGGATATAGAAGAGTATAAAGAACATATTGAAAAGGCAAAGTCAATCAAATTAGCTGAAACTAAGGCGAACATCTTTGCAGATTTCCTTAGAAAACTTTAAACTTATAAATATATCTAATAACACGAGAAAATAACTAGTTATTTTTAAAAAAAGGAGATTTCTCAAATGGCCGATACAGAAAACAAGTTAGAGGCGTTAGAGCAAGAAGCGATTGCTGAGGCAGGAAATCCTCAGGCAGACGCTCCTAAGAAAAATGCTGTAGCGGCTGAGCCGAACCATCTGAAAAATGATGCGGAAGACTTAGGCGCAGCTGTTGTTAAACCAACAGACAGCAATCCTGACGCAACTAAAAAAGTAAAACAAGTTTCTGGTGATGCCCAACAAAAATCACAAGGTAGTGCTGACCCTATGCCAAAATTAGGCGGTCACAATACTAAGTTGGAAAACACTGAAGCTGAAGAAGGTTCGGAAGAAATCAAAGAAGGCGAAATGCCAAAAGCTGCTCTTGACGCTCTTAAAAAACATCAAGGTAAGAAAGAAGAAGAAACTGAAGTCAAGTCTGATAAAAAAGACGAGAAAGAGGGATACATGAAAGCTTCTTACAAGATGAAAAAAGAAGAGGTTGATGAGCATATGGATGCATTAGTAGCCGGCTCTGACGACTTATCCGAAGAATTTAAAACAAAAGCTGCAACCGTTTTTGAATCAGCAGTAAACTCTAAAGTAAAAGAGATTGCTGAACAGATGGAAGCAGATGTTAAAGAAACATACGAGCAAGACATTGCTACAGCAAAAGAAGCCCTAACTGAAAAAGTTGACAGTTACCTATCTTATGTCGTTGAAGAGTGGATGAAAGAAAACGAAATCGCTCTTGAAAGAGGTATTAAAGGTGAAATCGCTGAAGACTTTATTACAGGTCTTAAAAAGTTATTTGCTGAGCATTACATTGATGTTCCAGATGAAAGATACAATGTGCTTGAAGACCAAGCAGCTAAGATTGAATCTTTAGAACAGAAACTCAATGAGCAAATTGAAAAGAATGTTGAATTAAACAAGGACAATGCAGTTAAGACAAAGAATGAAATCATGTCTGAAGTTGCAAGCGACCTTGCTGATACATCAAAAGAAAAATTTGCTAAACTTGCTGAAGAAATTGAATGGTCAGATGCAGACACTTTCAAAGCAAAATGTGAAACTATTAAAGAATCATATTTTGGTAAGAAAGAAGAAGTAAAAGACACTTTACATGATGTGGCGGCTGGCGATGAAGCTTCTAACGAAGATTTATCGAAAGCTATGGCTGCTTACACTGCCGCTATAAGCAAAACCAAAGATATGAAAATATCTTAGTTAACACGGAAAAAGGGAGAAAATTAAATGTACTTATCCGAAACTCACGAAAAAAAATGGCAGCCTGTGTTAGAACACCCTGATTTACCAGAAATCAAGGACTCTTACAGACGAGCCGTTACATCAGTTATTCTTGAAAACCAAGAAAGAGCTGCTAAAGAAGACCAAGCATTTATCTCAGAGGCTGCGCCTACAAACGCAACCGGTTCTAATGTTGCAAATTGGGATCCAATCCTAATCTCATTAGTAAGAAGAGCAATGCCAAATCTTATCGCTTACGATATCGCAGGCGTACAACCTATGACAGGTCCAACAGGACTTATCTTTGCAATGAGAAGTAGATACACTTCACAAACTGGTCAAGAAGCTATGTTTGACGAAGCTGATACAGACTTCTCTGG